ACGCGGGCTGGTACATGGCAGAGGTTGCGTTCGGCATCGACCAGACCAACCGCATCGTCGGCTATCGGCTGGCCGCCGCGCTGTTTCTGAACGGTTCGCTGCACAAGATCGGATCGACGGTCGACTATTTCGGCTCATCCAGCGGCCAGCATCCGTTCTGCGCCCAGGGCGCATTCATCGTGTTCCTGAACGCCGGTGACTACATCACCCCAGGCTGCATGCTCTACAGCCAGTCGACGATCAGCGGCCTGCCACTGATCGCCCCGAATATGAATCAGGACACCTATTTTTCGGTGTCGTTGTTGAACCGCAGTCTGGCGTAAAGGGAAGGCGCGCAATGAGTTACATAGTTGGGCACGTCAAGCATAATCCAGCCGAGAAGTTGATTGCGATTCGCACCATTTTCCCCGAGGACGTTGTGATCGGGAATCAGGCCTGGAATATCGCCTCCACCAATCGTGGCGGGGCTTTCCTCAGCACGGCCGATGTCGAGGGCGAGGGTTGGTCCGACCTGTTCATCCCTGAGCCCGCGCCTGAGGGTGAGGGCTGATGTCCAATCTCTTTTCCCCGCCTCCGACAGCGGAGTTGCCTCTGTCGTTGAGCCGGGATTTGATCGTTGTGTTCCGCAACAAGGTTACCGGCTCGGATCCGGTTGAGTACGTGGACTTTCCGCCCGATGTCACTGTCAAGGTGGTGATCGGTAAGAAGGCTGCGGAGATCACGTCGACGGGTTCGGTGTCGGGGCATGATGCGACGTGCCGGATTGAGTCGGAGCTGACTGACACGGTGCGTGCGGGTGCTCCGTGGCGTGTTGTCGTCTCTCAGGACAATGACACCAGTGTGGATGATGATGTCCCGTTGAATGGCCTGGTGGCGCGCTATGACGGTGCCACTGTGGTGCCGGCTGGTGCTGGTGGCGGGTTGTCGATGGACATCGAGTTGTCGGCGACGTTTGCCGGTGTGGCGATGGCCGTGGTTCGTGGTGCTGTGGGTGACACGGGTGCGACGGGGAACACGGGCGCCACGGGTGCGGTCGGGGCCACGGGTGCCACTGGAAACACGGGTGCGGTCGGTCCCACGGGTGCGTCCTTCACTTGGCGGGGTCCATGGGATGAAACCCAGAGCACCGACTACTTCTCCAATGATGTTGTGTCGCGGTCTGGTTCGACGTTCGTGTGCACGGTGGATCACACGGTGGGCGATCCGCTGCTGTTCCCTGCCCGTTGGTCGCTGTGGGCATCCGTCGGCGCTACCGGAGACACGGGCGCAGTCGGCGCGACAGGTGCGCAGGGGATTACCGGCGCGACCGGTGCGGTCGGCGGAACGGGTGCCGTCGGTCCCACGGGCGCGGTCGGAAACACCGGCGCGGTCGGAAACACCGGCGCGACCGGAAACACCGGCGCGGTCGGCAACACTGGCGCGGTCGGAAGTACCGGGAACACCGGAGCCACCGGGAACACCGGGAACACGGGTGCCACGGGTCCCGCGGGTGCCTCCGCCCCCGCCGGCCTGCTCCCAGGTCCGGTGATTGCGTCTCGGTCGCTGGTTGCATCTGATGTGCAGACCGATGCGGGGATGTTCTCCCGCACCCGCCACACGGTCCAGTTCGCGGCTGCGGATCTGCGAATTGTGTACGGCAACTACAACATTGGGACTGGTGACCAGTTCCCCGCCAACTCGATCAAAGTAAAGGCGTCATTCGAGTATCCAAAGGGAACCTATTTCCCGGTCCAGTTCGCGGCTGCGGATTCTGATGGCTGGGTGACGATCCGGCCTGGTGGGTTCGCGGTGTCGATGCCGTTGTCGATCGACGTGGCGGCGGGCGACGTGCTGTTCGCGAATTCCAACGTGATCCCGCTCAGCGGCGGCTCCTATCCAGTCGCGAAGTTCGCCAGCATTGGGAACACGGACTGGGAGTACCGGGTGCCCAATACCACCGTCGACTACACGTCGGCGCTGCCAGCCGGGGGAATCAACACGAACGGCAACTTTTACGCCCCGCACGCCATCTGTGGGATGCCAAAAGGACTGACCGGGAAGCGTCCACCGCAGGTGTTCGTGTGGGGCGATTCCATCGCCGAGGGAAGCGGCGATAGCGGCGCACCACCGTGGGGCACCTATGACCAGGGGTGGATTCGCCGGGGCCTGAACAATCAAATCCCCTACGTCTGGGCTGCCAGATCCGGCACCGGCGTCCTCAACTTCAACGCCAACGCCAAGCGGCGAGGCACCGCCACGCTGATGGCCGGATGCACTCACGCGATCGAAGCGTTCGGGGCAAACGACCTCGGCGTCACCACCCTCGCGACCTACCAGGCCACGCGGCTCGACTTGTGGAATCTGATGGCCAGCAGGGGAATCAAGGTGTTCGCCACCACCGTCACGCCGCGCACCGACTCGACGGACTCGTGGGCAACGACGACGAACCAGACGACGAAAGCATGGGAGTCGAGCCGGGTGACGTTCAACGACTGGCTGCGCGGCGGCGCGCCCCTCGTAGCCGGTGCGCCGGTGGCAGTCGGCACCACTGATGCCGTGATCGCCGGGCAGGCGGGACATCCCCTGTTCGGCTGTATCGACACCGCCGATGCAGTGGAATCCGCACGCAACAGCGGATTTTGGCGGGTCAACGGGTCCGCGAACTATGCGACCGCCGACGGGCTGCATCCCTCGCCCGCCGCGCACCTGCTCATGGCGGCGACCGTGCCGCTGGCTGCGTTCGTCCCGGCATGAGTAGCCAACGCCATCGGGCAACTGATCTCGGCGGCAGGGCAGATGCTCGCCACCGTCACCACCGACCCGCCCGTCGTCGACCCGCCCGCATGACGCGTCTCACCCTCGCAGCCCTACTCGCAGCCGTCCTGATGGGCGGCTTTTTCGTGGCCGCCACACAGGCAGTCGCGGGGGAGACCTGGCCGCAATGGTGACCTACGGACTGCCCGCCGGGGCGAACATCACCTACGGCTCACCCGGCTTCCCTGCGTGGGTCTACCAGCTCGGCGCCGCGTTCAACCTTCAGGCCTCCACCTACCCCGGGCACCAGGAGAGCGAGCGCGCCGAAGCCGGTTTCACCCCGAACCCGCAGCACCTCAACCGGGGCATCGACTGGACCGGCACAGTGCCGAACATGCAGCGATTCGCCGAATACCTGCTCGGCGTCAAAGGCGCACTGGAGCAGGTGATCTGGCAGAACCCGAATACCGGGCAGCGGGTGGGAGTTGCGGGCGGCGATGACGTCACCAACACCCCGTACTACCAACAGGATTTCGGCGATCACACCGATCACGTTCACACGCGGCAAGCCGCACCGATACCGATGCCGGGAGGTTCCACCATGCCCGCCGAAGCCCCGCGACCCGATTTCAACGAGTACCCCGTGTGGAGTCCATCCAACCAGGACCGCGGCGGAACCAAGATCGACCTGTTCCTCCTGCACACCCAGGAAGGCCCCGGTAACGCCGACAGCCTGGCGCAGTTCCTCGGCAACCCGGCCAACTCCGTGAGCTACCACTACACGGTTTCTGAAGACCCGAACGACCACGGTGTCACCGTGTGTGACGTCGTCGACACCGACCTCGCATCATGGTCAGTGCTGAGCGCGAACAACCGAAGCATCAACCTGTGCTTCGCCGGGTCGTCGGCGAATTGGACTCGGACGCAATGGCTTGCGCAGTCCCGCGCGATCGACGTCGCCGCCTACCTGGCCGTGCAGGACTGCCGCAAGTACGGCATCCCGCTGACCGTGATCGCCCCGCCCTACACCGCTGGGCGCGCGGGGATCTCCGACCACAACTATGTCACCAAGGTGCTGGGCGACGGAACCCACACTGACGTCGGCCCCAACTTCCCGTGGGACGTGTTCGCCGCGCGGGTCGCCTTCTGGGCCAATCCCGCCGCGCCGGCCCCGGCTCCGAAGCCAGCACCAGCACCAGCGCCCACACCCATTCCAGCACCTGTGCCCGTTCCTGCCGCGAAGGACCGCACGGAGTTGGAGTGGCTGGCGTTCCTCGGTGACCAACCCTCGTTGACCCGGGTGCTGACCCTCGCCCGCGGCGGCGACACCCGCGCGCTGCTCGTCCTCGCACGCATCGAGGCAGCCAACCCGGCTGCCCTGCAACAGTTCAACGGAAAGGCCGCATGATGTCCCCGAAATTCCGCCAGACCCTCTACGCGCTGGGAACGGTTGCGTTCGCCATCCTGACCGTCCTGTCGACGGTGCACCTCATCGACCCGAACGTGGCCGCGAGCGTGTCCGCGGCGATCACCGCCATCCTCGGAGTCTTCGGTGTCTCCATCTCCGGGGTTGCCGCCTACCAGGTCACCAAGCAGACGAAAAACGGTGCGTTCGACGAGGTGTCACCCGAGGATCAGGTCGTCAACGGCCTCAATGGCGTGGTCGCGGCGAAGGCTGCCGCCGATGCCGCAGTGGACAAGGTCAAGGACGCCCTGGGTAACGCGGTGTCGCAGGTTCCGGTGCTGGGCCCGGTCCTCGGTCCGCTGGCACAGCAGGCGCTCAACAACCTGCCCCGGTGACCACTGTCCTGACGGTCAGCGCGCTCGATCTGGGCATCGACAAAGCCGTCAACTACATGGGCCGGGTCTGCC